TGATGAGAGTGATGATGAGGTTCAACTTGACGCGGACGACCAAGATATCACGATGGACGAAGACGAAGAGGACGAGGGAGAAGAAGCAAAGAAAGAAGAGGACGAGGACGAAGGAGAGGACGAGGACAAGGACAAGGACAACGAAGAAGAGAAGCCCCTTTCAAGAAGAATAACATCTTCCAAGCGAACCCCGACCTTTACTTCCAGACCCATCCCCATCCGAAGTTCCAAAAGGAGTCGTAAATCAAATATGAATTTGCCCAATCGTCCCTTGGGCGGCAAACGCAGCCAACGAAAGAAAAAAGCAATCAAAAAGCAAAGCATTCGTCGGAGCCGTAAAAAGCAGCCACGAAACCGTCCCTCCAAAAGGGTGAGCCATCGAAAGAGATAGCGTTTCTAGAGAGGCTCTGCAAGCGACATTCGAAACGTTTCCCTCAAAAGTTGGTCTCCCCGTCCAGGGGCCCCAGCTCCATGTATCCCCGTCTGCTGTCGCGTCATGAGCGTTTCCTCCGAGCAAGCCAAACTCTCCAAAAATCGGGGAGTTTTCGCTTTGCTTCCCAAAAAATTCACCAACGATTGAATGTGGCCCAGCGCCCCCTCCTTGAATTCCCCAAAGACTTTCATTTGTACACGAGACTCGCTATGATTATGATTTTTGCACCACGCCAAAAACTCCTGATAGTGAAATATAAGAATGTTGGCGGCTATATAGTAAGAGAAGATATGCGTCCTTTCGCGATAATATCGCCGACATTTTTCTGGATTGGTCCGCAAATCATGAAAGCGTAGCCCCATGTATCCCAACGCTTTCACCATTTTCAACATTTTAAACACCCTCTCCATTTGAATCAAGACGTGAAAGGTATTGATGGACTCGTTCGGCGGTTGGTGTCCGAACTGAATCACGCAAACAAAACAAGTATGCAAAATCAATGCCATGGCTTCCGTATAAGCCTCCGAAAGATGCACGTCGATATTTTTTGGCAGGTGGAAAAACGTCAATAGGTGAGCTACCCAAGTCTCTTTGGCCGACCCGCGGCCTTCTGCGTGCTCTATCGTGGCAAAGTCAAGACCAAACGCATGGAAAGATTCGTGGAAAAGAACCTTGAGCCATTCTTCCCGCCGATAGATCACGATCTGGAGATCTTCGTGGCAAGCAAAAGTAAACGCTGTATTTGCATTGTCTTGATCCAGAACGCCGCCTCTCGTTACAGGCAATCGTTTCTTGAAAGGTGTCCAATACATATACAACGTGCACGATTTCCTTCCGCATATAGGGTTTTTCTTTTGTTGGCGCATGAACAGAAGGACCGTAAACGCCCGTTTGACGGCTTCGACCACCTGGAATCGAAACGGATTGGCCGAATTCCGTTCGGGATCGCCAAACGTTTTGGTTTGCTGCGGGGTCAAAAAGAGATGGATCGTCATTTGGACGGATTCTTCGGTCAGATGACATTCAAACGTCAACCGCATTCTCATTTTCGACGCCAAGTATTGGCGGATATTATCGGGATAGCCTTTGGGTGCGTCTTTGTGGGGCGGAGGTAAAGCATTCTCTCCCAGACGAAGCATATACGGAGTGAGGCTAATGGGTCTTTTGTAAATGGTATGAAGACACTCTCGAAGCCCCGTCATCGATTGGAAAAGAAACGTTTGCGTGTCTGGCAAAGGTTTGATTTTGTGAGCGTCTGTAAAACATTTGTCGCGAACGATGGACATCATCAGATCCATCGAATCTTGAGTAAAGGCCATCCAAGAGAGGGGAACAAAAGAGGAGGCCGAAAGGACGAGGGGCAAACAAAACTTTTGTCGATCGAAAAGATTTTATCGTTCTTTGACTATTTCATTTTTGAAAAATATTTTTTGTTTTCATTTCATTTTCATTTTCATTTTTTCTAAAGAGAGTCCTTCGAAGAATTTTTTTTTTAAAAATTATTTTTTTTCTTTCAAAAAGTTTTTCATTTTCTCAAACTAAAAATAGATGAAATCAATAATTTTTTTTTCAAAAGGAAGTTTTGGGACATTCCTTTATAAAGGACTTCTATCCTACATTGAATCAAGGCATTCTTTGGCAACGATATTTATGGTAAGATCCATGATTCGATTGGCCTTCTCCTCGTCCCAGTCTGCCTTGACGTAGGCTATATACCACAATATATGATCGAAATAATCGGATTCTACCATAGACTTCATATTTTCCGCGCGCGTACGAATCGATTGCAACAAATCTGCGCTCAACTTTTTTTCATTGGGATGAAAATGGCCGAGCCCCCATTGATGAACCGATCGTTGCAAAGATCTGGACAGCTTCTTGTAATGGAATAATTGTTTTAATGCGAGAGTGAGGTCTTTTTGTGACATGCTGTCAATACATATCATTTTGGTCAATAATTGCGCAATCAACTTCTCTCCTTCATAAGCTTGCTCCATAACAAAATCTTGTCGGCGATCGCCGCTGGATCCCATCATTGCACTCTTTTCCCGCTTCCAGCTCAAGAGAAGTTTCATATCTTCGCTTTCATTTTCTGGGTCAACGGAATCCATCTCGGTTTTGCGTCCCGCTAAATTTAAATAATGATGATCATACAATTTTCCTCTTGATCGATTTTTAAAAACATTGCATGATGGGAAATCAATGTTACAAATGGCAAATGCCCACGACTTATCTAATTTTACGCGTCTTGATTCGTCGGCGACGACCACGTCCTCCCATTCGGTTTCTAATCATTGGCCAGCCCTCGTAATATTGTTCATGATAAATAATGATAAGTTGAACTGCCCGTTCAAATAAATGTATTATATAATCCCGTACATTTCTGCGCAAATGACGGTTCCTGATAAGTTCTTCGATCGCTATTGAAAATAATAGTAACAAAAGTAGCAGAGAAATCTCGTCATAAACTCTGGCGGCTTGATTTGAAAAATTGTCACTATCTCTGCTTCCCCCATGACCCGTCCATTTGGAGGTTTCCAAGGATTGAGTGACTTTTTTCAATAGATTCCGTACGGATTCTCGAATAGAGTCATCGTCTCCTATTTGTTGGTGAATGTCATGAGCAATCTCCACCAAGCGCTTGTCATTTCCCTGCATGTTCAAAATTTACCGATGATTCCCAAAAACAAAGCAAAAAAGTTCCGAAGACAATCGTTTCTTATTTGATTGAGAAAAAATTTGGAAGACAAAACACATTTTTATTCCATTGCATTTCAAAATGGAATCACCCAAAACAACTTTCGGGCAGATCGTGTATTCTCTTCGCAACTGCAAGAGCACAGTACAGATGCGTTATAACGATATCTGTTTGCCAAGAAAATACGACGACACATTCTCTATGGCCAATGTTGTGGAAATTTGTTTCAATCCATTTAGCGATATCTTGGTTCTAGATGACGAGAGCGAAGAAACCTTTCGCGATGCCAGTTTTTGGGAATCTTTGCAAGGATCCTTGACAAGACAAATGTCGACCGTCATGAAAGTTGCGCACGTCATGAAATTTCGGATTTGTTTTTCTATCTGTTTTGATGACATGTTTGGGTCTGGAGAAACGGTAAAAGGTATCGGGTTCGATATGGCGGATATGAACGAATATCATCGCAAACTAAGCGATCTTCTTTCCAGAAATATGTATGCAGAAAAAATATTGTTTTTGGAAATTTGGAACAATATGGTACTTCCCCACCAGTTGCCCATGTATCGAAAGGATCGATTATGTCCCGTTGGCATTGTACTCAATGGCCAGTGCGGATCTTCTCCGATCGACCGTGTAGTTGCCAATGAATACTTGCCTTGCATTAAAACTCATTTTGCCGACATTCAATATCTCTTCATCACGGCTGATGACTTGATGACGGCTGGCAATTTCAGTGCCATAGATGATACATTACGATCGCTTTCGGAGTTGGAGCGCCTCAAATATTTCGAGACGGACTTTAAACAAATATTTATGCGCGATATCAGAAAAATGTATCCGTTGGGAGCTCCAGAGTTGCTGCTGAAAGAATCGTTGAATACGGTGTATACCATCGACGAAGACGAGACAATCTCGTCCATGATGACGATCGCAGAAGGTGACATGCAGATTGAAATGTGCTGTGTCTGTTGGGAGAAGCCGAGCTGCATCCTTTTCCCTTCGTGCTACCATATGATTACATGCAAGGATTGTGGATTAAATGACATCCTAAGAACTTGTCCTATGTGCCGTCAACATATTTGGACAAGACATGTCATTGAATCGCCTCCCGAAGCTTGAACTCCGCCTTCCCCTCCTTCCGCTCCTTCCCCTCCTTCCCCTCCTTCCCTCCCTCCCCCCATCGGTTCGATCGATTCCTTTTCCAAAAAAAAATTTTTTATTTCATCTCTTTTTGATTTTCATTTTTCTAAAGAGAGTCCTTCGAAGAATTTTTTTTTAAAAATATTTTTTTTTCTTTCAAGAGTTTTTCATTTTCTCAAACTAAAAATAGATGAAATCAATAATTTTTTTTTCAAAAGGGCCAGGGCCCCTCTCTTCATTCTTCTCTCCCTCCTCCTCTCCCTCCTCCCCCCCATTTCAACGCAACCGATAATTCGGCTTGCGCCTCGATCCATTCTGACTCATCGACACTCATTGTTGCTTTTTTCATCCTCTCCGTCTTCTCAAGTCCTGCCAGCCACGAGTAGACCTGATTTTCGTTTCTCGTTTGTCGTCGACGATTGCCTCCGAAAAGATCGATGTATCCTTTGATTAAAGAATCTACGCATAGCTCAATATACTGGGTCATGAAACGATTACTGCTGACGCCGTCCTCACCGCACTTGAATATTTTTCCTCGTCGTCTCCTTCTTCGTGCTCCCGCCCCCGACTCGTTCTTTTCCAAATGGCTCTGAATGAGCGCGGTCTCGGGAGCCAATAAATGGCACGGTTTTGTCGTTCGCTGAGAATCGTCCCATCCGAGCATCTCTAAACATCGCAGCGCCCGCAAAACAATGTATTGCACTAATTCCACATACATTTTGCGGTGAAAGAGAGGAACGGCTTTGACTTTGTATCTTTTGTTCATGGACAGGATCGAAGGGTCGAAGAAGTACGGGAGTTTTTGCAGCATCTGTAACCAATCTTCTGTTTTGGAAGTAATAAAGGGCAAGATGTCCCGTTTAAACTCCGCGTCCGCCTTGGAGTACAGGCTTCGAAAGGCCTCAAGACCGATGGCTCCTCCTTCTTTGCCTGTCCCTTTGCCTTCCATCATGACCGCAGGGGCGACAATAAAAGACTGCCGCATCCATTCCCTTACCCACAACATATATTTGGCGAATTCCGCCTCACTCAATTCTACGGCGCTAGCCAAGGAGGTGGTTTCGCATCGATTCCAAACGACCAAATTCTCTTCATTATAGAACATCACATCCCATTTCGCTTTCCTTTTGTTGATCTCTTCCGAGACGATGTCGTAGTGAGGCATTTTGCCATCCAGCTCTTTTTCTTTTGTCTCGTCCTCGTCATCTTCTTGATGCTCGTCCAGCCCCTGTCCGTCTAACCCAGCTTTGCTCCGTTTCTTTTTCCAAGCCCCCACTTTTTTCTCCTGCTCTTCGTCGGGCCATTGTTTGACGATTTTGTCGGGAAACAGCATTTTGCGATGACGGGCTTCGGATCGGAAACGACTGCCGACATGCTCCAACACACGAAAGGAGACGGCATTGCCATCGGTGGAGGCAGTAGTAGCCCCAATCATTTCGTATTTTTTGTCGGCGAACTCCCCCCGTTCTGCCGCGGCGCCACCCGTCTCTTGAAGCATGCATAAAAGGTCGGTAAACTCCCCCCGATCCAGCAAAAGAAGGAGTTCATGCAAATATGTTTTGTTGTGGGCCTTGAGAAACCGCATCAAATCGTCGACTTCGTCGTTGTCCTCGGCATGTCTTCGCGCAAACTCTTCAGCCCCGATCTTGGGTTCGATCTCGCGCAAGTCTGACGTCGTCATGATATTTCCTTCCCTGGCCGAGTCTCGATGAACCCCTTCGATTCGTTTTTCCACGACCATTTCCATGCGATCAAAAATAGACTCCATCTTTTGGATGAATGGATCGACCTGGATCTCATCGTCGTCATCATCAAGATCATCGTCATCTTTATCTGCATCGCCATCTTTCTCTTTTTCCTTTTCCTTTTCCTTTTCCCTTTCGTTTTCCTTTTCCTTTTTTTTCTTCCGCCCTTCGCCATCTCCTACCTCCACCGCTCCAACAGACGAGGTCACAGCCCGAAAATGCTCCAAAACCATCCGAAAGTCCTCTATCGTGGTCGGAATGTCTCGTTTTGCTCCACAGTCTTTCATTGTCTTTTTGTTCAGATAATCAATGAGCTGAACCAAATGAGTTTGTTCGTAAATCTTACCCGAATCTTTCAGCTTGTCTATTTTTGTTTGCAGGGGATCCGTCTCGACCAACGATAGATCTAAGCGCTCCAATTCTTCTTTTCGTACCCTTTCCTCGTCCAGGAGAGGGTCGTCGTCCCCGTCCCCGTCCCCGTCCCCGTCCCCGCTCCCTTTCTTGTCCCCACTACCTTCTTTTTGATCCTTTCCACCAGCTGAGTCCACTCGCGGAAAACGCGGAATCCACAATCCCGACGAGATAGCTTGCAGTCGCGCCCACCAAGGAACTTTCGTGGAACAAAAGCCGCAATAGCGAATAAACGCCAAATAAATGGTTGTCTCCGCATAAGTAAGAGACACCGTCATATCGTACCTGGAATGAGCAGCAAGTAAGAAATGCGTTTTGTTGGTTTCTGTCGCCCGATCGCCAAAGAGTCGCGTCATGCCAGCCTTTTCGTCTTTCGGTGAAAAGGACAGATGGGATGGTGTGGTCGAGAGAAGACACTGGTCTATGGTGGAGCTCAGGTGATGGGCTACCCCAAAGACATACCGAATGGCGTCATGAGGAAACTTGGATTTGACGAGACGAGAAGTTCGGGCTTGGGAGCTCATGGCGGCTTCCGCCCCGTCGTTGTCAATGTCGTTCGTTGTCCGAAATCGCTTCCAAAACGCCATCCATTCAGAAAAGAGAGCGGGGCTGATAGGTCCCACTTCGCGCTCTACATCGGGGCGCGCATTGGCTTCTTCGTCTCCTCGGTCTCGACCCTCACCTGCGGCCAATTCGGTCATAAGGATGCGGACAGGATTCCATCCGAGCATATATTGAATCATGCTGACGGGACGGAACACACTCTGATACCTGGAATGCCTGACATAAAGGTCGCGTTTCAGATGTCGTCGCCCCTTGCCTCCCTTTGCCAGACGCTGGATCCGCAGCAGCCGCCTCTCGTCCGCGTTCGACAAGTGCTCCAAAACAGAGGGGCGGTGATATTGCTCACGCGAAATGAGGGTACTTTCTATCCATCGTATGCGGTCGCTTTCCATCGGATCGAGAAAGAGACGACCGACGTCCTGATAAAGCTGAACGGCTAAAAATATGCTTTTGGCCGCGGCGATTTTGGCGTCGTCGTTCGTGAATTGCCGCCCCAAGACGGGGGCTTGGACCCGTTCCAAGGGCAAAGAGATGCGAAGTTGAGAGAAAAGAAGCGAAAGGCCAGATCCAACCCCGACCCCCACCCCCATCCCGACCGCGCCTCTCCGTCGACCTTGACGCCTGAGCTTTAACTGATGAGTTCGCGACTCGCGCAAAAAATGATATAAACGTAACTTGTAAGGCGCAGAGGACACAAGATCCTTTTGGAGGAAATGAACGGCATTTTTAGTGAGGAGGTCGATTGTCCTTTGGCGGGATTCGTCAAAGACTAGGTCATACACCGCCGTCCAGGGCTGGGTCAAACATTCTGCTTTTCGCAATTTCAAAAACGCGTAAAATACCGAGATGAACAAATGAAGGCCGCTTTCCCCGACACTGGTCCCGAATATGGGATCTGCGTCTCCGTCCATGGCGCTCTTGTTCAACAATACATGCAATTTGGGGACTTGTCTCTGCAATTCAGGAGAAAGCGAACATCGGAAAGTAGGAAAATGGGTTTGAAGAGCAAAATAAAGGGATCCGAGAACGAGGGCGATAGATACGCGAGCAAATTTATCTCTGCGTTTATGAACCCTTTGCCCACGACTTTCGGCCTCGTCGTCCACCTTATCGATAGGTTGGGTGGATTTGCTGTCATTTCCTCCTCCCAGAACGATTTCTTCGTGATACCCCACAATCAAGGGGTAAATGGTTTGGTAAAGGAACTGGTGGATAGGTTTGTCCCCTTCGCTCCATATTCCTAACGGCAAGGACAACATTTGACTCATCGCGCTCATCATACTGTCGATAACATTCAACACATTTTCCACTTCACCCAGTTTTGGATTCCGATGAGCGTAGTGACCGAATTGGAGGCGGTGTTGGTCCAGCAAGAGACTAACAATGGGTGGTCGGTTCATGGGTTGGTCCCATTCCTCTAATTCCGCGTCTCGTCGTGATTCGGCCACGCATATGGCGAGCCCCGTCGATCCATGAACCCAAAATAGAGTTTTGCTGCCTTGCCCGCCTCCCAACAACGGAATGGGCAGCGGAGCAGCTTCTGTATCCAACAGCCGCTTCTTTACCTTTTCGTAGGTCGGGATATCCACGGCAAGAGCCTCGGCGAGCGTAATAAGAAAGGCAGGTATTAGGGGTTGGTTCGTCCGTCTGCAGATCCACCAATCTTTGCTGTGTTGCCCTTCTCTTTCGACCATTGATGGAGTGGGACGTTTTGCCCGCATTCGCTTCAATGCGAGGTAGTAGACAAAAGAATCTTTCATCAACGGTTGATTCAACACACACTGGCTTTCAAATTCAAAAGGCGACGACTTCCTCTTTTGCTCCATAGCACCAGTCGCGGTCGCCACCTCAGTCTCCATTTTCAATCCATACTCGAATTGAATTTTGGAAACCGCCCATCGCGATGACCGTGTGACATGCCAATGCATCAATCTACGCAAAAAGGATTCTTGGTACTGATACATGTGGAAGATTTGACGCCGTGTATAGGCATACTGATCACTCAGTTGTTGCTGCATCTGGTCCAACAAAACAAGCATGAGTTCTTGTTTTTCTTCTTGCTGCCCAGATTCCAAGCTGCACAAGATCGACTGTGTATTGGAAAGAACGATGTCGCGAATAGACGGCATCTTCGTCTGCAATTCCCACCGATTTCGTTTTCGGAGAAAATATTTGAGGTCGCGCCTCTGAATCACGGCCGTGGTAGGAGAAGTCTGGGTTGTGTCCAAGGTGAAAAGAAGAGCGTAATGGCCGTCTTCAACAAGTCGCTCGTTGGCGATCGTATCGGAATCCGAGGCAAGAGTATTGGTCGACTCCGTGCCCAGCGACGACCCTGGTGTCTCGCCTTTATCATGAGCCCTGTCTCGATTATATTTCGGGTCAAAATAAATGTCACGGTCATTGTCCGCATACAGCTCTTCTAAATTGCGGTATTCCTTGGCAATAACGACTTCACGAGTGGGACAACCCGCCCCATCATTATTATCATTTTTGCTCATTCCCTTGTTGGAACCTTTGCTGGAAAATGTTTTGCGGCGTTGATTCTTCACCTCCGAAATCGTCTTTTTGATAAAGTCTTTGATGGACGGTCGAACCACATTCTTTTGAGAGACGTAGTTCATGAGGAGGCGGCCTCCGTCCACAAAATAAATCCAGGCCAACGATTCCGAGGTCGTCATCCAGGACTTGGCGCCAAACTCTTGCTCACCAGTGACTCGGCTATCCGATCCCCTCGTTCGAGCAAGGGAATCCGTTTTTTCATCACCAGGAAATTCAGATCGACCTGCCTCGGACTCCTCTCCACGCCCCCCCACTGTTTCCACAAAAACATCTTCCAAAAAAGTCGTGTAGAGTCGAACTATCTCGCGCGCCTGATGGGATTCTTTGTCCATATGCTTATCGGATCCCTCCAAATCGGTCGACGACGTCGATCCTGTCTTGGCGGCATCATCGTGGTCATCATCGATACGCTTGGCTTGAAGAGACATGACATACATCAAAACAAAATCCTTGGCTTTTTTGTCTTGCTCGGAGACTGTTGATGCCCCGCCATCCTGATCATTCATCGTTTCCAAAAATCGGGTAAAATCTTGGTACAACGACCGCAAAGGTTTCATCGCTCCCGCCCTTGGTCGCGTCTTTCCCCCCCAGGTTTGCAGCTCTTGAATAGCGTCTTGACGGGTCGGTTTTCGCCCGAACTCAAACATCTGCAACTCAATTTGTTTTGAGATCCATTCTTTCATGAAAGACCAGGCCGATACAGTCACGTCTTCGGGATGGATATGAAATGCAGCCAACGCATGCCAAAAAAAATCCAATGTCCAGTCCCCCTGCCAAGTCCACTCCAGATGCTGCCCTGCAAAATAGCGCGCGAGAGACCCTGAAGAGGGCACCAATAATCGAATCCATTTTTGGAATTCAGGACTATCAATACGCTTTTGTTTGGTGGTGAGCGCCAAAAGATGGTGATCGGTTGCTTGCGCCATTTCGACTTCCTTCATGAGATGAAACGTTTTCCCGTGGCCGTCGTCCTCTTCTGCATCGCCCTGGGTGGCGTCGTTTGACTTATTCTCTTTTGCTTTTTTGGCTTTGGCGCGTTTTCGACCCTTGCGCTTGCTCGACAAAGCATGATAATCCAAATATTCTTTTTCGGTGGCTTTGAAATCCAAGAGGGCGAAATCGGGATACTCCCCCAGGTCAAGCATCCTTCTCTCCAATTCCCGTTTGTTCCACCAACGTCGATCTATTTCGCGGGAGTGGGCCCCGATCAAATCTATTCCTGCAATCAGCCTAGTCCAAAGGGTTTGCCTTTCCGACTGCATCATTATTTGCTGTAACCATCGGGAATTGCGGAAATCTGCCACCAATGATTCCAATGGAAGCGGTAAATTGACCCCGTCCGTTTCAGGCAAATACACAAACGATTTTTGTTGCTTCCACGACCCTCTGGTCCATATTTCGGCTCGCCCTGCTGTTTCGATGGGTCTTATTTTGGCAACGCAATGGACCGTCGCATTGCGGAAATCCAAGGGAGACATGGAAACTTGGGATGGCTGCAGACCCAGGGCTTCGGTGAGCATGCGGGTCCATTTTTCGGGCTGGGAGGATCGTTCAAAATGGCTTTTGCTCAATTCTTCTATGGCGGTGAAAAACATGGTTTCATTATAAGTCGCCCCTGGTGCATCTCCGCGATGAATGGACAAATCCGTTTTGGGGACGAGGAATCGGCAAGGATAGGACGAGGAGGAGGAGGACGAGGAGGACGACGACCTGCCCACAAAATAAGAATATAATTTGTGAGCCAACGGCTTCCAGAGAGGCGATTTGCGGCGAAGAATGCGGGCTATGTTGAATTCATCATTGCGGAAAGCCAGGGTACGCAAATCAAAAAATACGGAGGATTCTCTAATTAGTTTTTCGTGGTCCCAGTGGGGAAACGATTCATGGAGAGAGAAATACAAATGTTTTCTTAAATGGAAATCGTCGTCAGAAATGACTGCTTTGGCATTAGGGCCAGAATGAAGAGTCTCCTCATCGTCAGAATCGGGAGTATCTTCATCATGATCTCGGACTGTTTCCACGTGACTAATGTCGTCATCTTCTTCATCATCATTGTCGTTCTTCTCTCCATGATCATCTGTATTACCCTCATCCTTCTCCTCATCATTGTCCTCATGATCCTCCTCATCATTGTCCTCATGATCCTCCTCATCCTCATCGGCATCCTCATCGTCCTCTTCCAAAACAATGGACTTTAGCCCAATACTTTTGGGAAATCCTCGGTAGGCAAAATCGATCATGATAATCCCATCCGTTTTGGTCTGCACAGTGATTGCGTCTTGTTCTACACGTATGATTTCCCCCGTGACTAACATGTTCTCCACGTCTTCTCCCAGGTCGAATTGCATCGAAACATTCCTTCCTACCCCTAAACCATGCAAAGCTGCAAATCCTACATTTTTCTCATCTCGTTGAAGAACCAAAATAGAGGCGATTTGCAGTTTCTTCTCTGTCTTGGGATTTTGCCAAAACCCTTCATCGTCGATTTCAAACTCCAAGATTTTTGCCTTGCGTAACCGTCTCGAATGCGCATCTTCGTCTTTCTTGGCTTCAATCTCGGCTTCGGCTTGTGCTTTCTCCTCCGATGCCTTTTCTTGTTCGTTCTCATTCCCCTTCTTTTTACTCTTTTTTTTCTTGTCGACGGCGTCATCGTCGTCACTTTCCATGGCCTCATCGTCATCTTCTGCGACCCCGTCCCTCCACATTACTGTTTCCGCAGTAGATGGCGATTTGACCCATTTTGTTTGATTCTTCAAAAGACGCAATTGAATTCGCGCCTTATCCAAATACGTGACTTCATAAATATTTTTGTGCAGTAACGACGACTCTGCTGGGGCATGGAACTCAATGATATCCCCCAACAACAAAACATTTGCATAAGGATCTGTCACAGAATGATTGCGAGATCGCTCCTGCAAATGTTCAAGATCTCTTGAGATCTCTTTCTCTAAATTGGGATCGTCTTCATCTAAAGCATTTTTCTTTGCGCCATAAGACAAACTATCTAGGTCTTCTCGGATTTCGCCTTCACCATACATGAAAATGATTCTTATAAAAGAGTGGATTTTCTCTGTCTTTATATATTATTTTTTGCGCGCTTTCCCTAAAGTTAAAAAATAGGCGCAAAGGAATGTCCTTCCCCCTTTTTTCCCTTCCCTCCCCCTTTTCTGTCCCCTTTTTCTGTGTTTTACATTCTCAAATTGGGGTCTAGTCGTGTTGGTGGTCCCATTCCAAACAGCAGCATGTAAACTAGAGCAAGCGCAGCAATAAGCACACTTCGATGCATGGCAACAGAGTCGGGTTGTTTCATTGCAAATTTCATGACGACAAAAAGCACTATAGCGATTATGACGCTGTGCAGAATATGCATCCAACACATATCGGTGATTTATTATTTTATAATCGTTGTGAAAGAAAATAGATGATTTTTTTTTAAATAAAATAGAAAAATTATGTAAATAATACCATCCAAGAAAAAAAAATCAAAACCCATCATACTCCTCCTCCACTCCCACTCCCATTCCCACCCCCACTCTTTGAATGGGGCACAACAATATTTTCGCCTTCAAATAATTCATTGCGAATATCACCTACCGAAATCTCGTCCTCGCCAATTTGTTCGCGAAGAGAGCGCTCCTGAGAGCTTAAAATGTTTGCACTGACTAAATTGCCCGCATCATCAATGGTCTGGGTCAAGGTTGTGCCCGCCGATTGCGCTTTGCGAACATTTTCTTCGATCGCTTTTCGCTTGGTCTCTTTGACTCGACTTTCAAAAGCCGATTTGGCGAAACTTTCGTTTTGATTCTTTTTACTCATAAGCTCATTCAACGTCTCTTCCAAATACTCTACTCGTCCCGTCTTTGTCGGCTCTGGATCCCATGGCATCCAAAGACCAACAGGGCCTACGAAAACATCGTGATTCGGATCTACTTCTCGCAGCATCTTACATCTCAGTTCGGCTTCTTCCATCGAAGGATAGACACCTCGGACTTTGAGGCCTCGAATGGATGTCTGAAAATCGTGAGCAGTATTGAATTGGTTTTCTAGGTCTTCTTCGTTCTTTTCGACGAATGTCTTGAAGTCGTCTTTGATGGTTGACTCTCGCAGACGTTCTTTTTCTTCTTCCACAAAATCAGCGAAATCTTTTGTGATGTCCGAGAATGTCACATTGTATTTAAAGGCTATGAAGTTCAAGAATTGCATATACTTTTCCATGCTCTTGGCATATTCCCACTCCCCGAGAAATTTTTCAAAATAAAATTGATTTTTGTCTTTGAGTATGTTCTCGGGACTCACAAACGATAAACAAACAAATTTTTGGCCAGCAATCGCTTTATCTTCTTCTAGCATATCGACATATTTGGGATTGGGGCGTCCGTCCTTCAACTCTTTCAATTCAAAATTCGACATTTTGGTTTACAAAAGATGGTGGGTTTTTGTGGTTACCGTTTGAAGAGGGGGGGGGAGGGGGCGAGTGTCGAAAAAACAAAAAAAACAATTTCAATTTGACTTGAGAAATAAAAATAATGGCACTTTTTATATCCTTTTTTTTTCTTCCGACTTACTTCAAAAAAAATATCTACAAGTTTGAATCAAGTTCAATTCTTTTTTTTTCTAATTTACGGATCTAACTTTTTTCCCCCCGTTTTATTGATTTGCTCATTAAAATGAATTTTGACTTCTCCGAAATGATCAAGCGGATCGTAAAATATTTAGTTGAAGGCTTTATGGTCGCCCTTGCGGCCTACGCTATCCCCAAACGATCCTTGAATATTGAAGAAATCGGTCTTCTTGCGTTGACGGCCGCGGCTGTCTTTAGCATCCTCGATACTTTTGTTCCCAGTGTTGGATCCACAACTCGCTCAGGCGCTGGATTCGGCATTGGAGCCAACTTGGTCGGCTTCCCTGGTGGGTTGTGATCTTGAATTGGTCCTTGCCACAAGAAGGTCAACTTCCCCTTTTAGCCAATCTAAAATTCCGTCTACCGATTCTTGATTCTTTCTTCGATTCTTAATCATGGTGAAAGCTTGCATTACCAAAAAAAGTGTGTCGTAAGAAAACAGCATTAACATGGCCGACTTGATCGGCATATACTTTAGACGTGGATTTCCAAATTGGTCTCTCTCAGAGTCTTTTTCTTCTTCGATGATTTCTTTTTCTCCCCCCAAATCCTCATTATCGTCCTCCTCAAATGGTTGCCCTCGTACCCATCGAACAAATCGATCCAATTCTTGGGTATCAAAAATAGTTGGACACGATCCGTATCCGAAGATGTCTTCTAACAAAGAAGAAATTTTTGAGTCTACTTGAATTGTATTTAATTCCTCTAGGGAAAAGCATCGTAGAAAGTCAAGCTGATAGAGAAAATCTGAGAATTCTTCAAATTCCTCAACATCGGCTTTATTGTAGGTTGCTGAATTAACCAATTCTGGAAACAAACGAATCGATTCGGAAGATTTCCACGTATCTATATATGCTCTCAGTCGAGGGTCGTAGTATTGATACGTGCAAATATGATCCATATTCATAATTATATTTTGACAATTTGTTATCAAGTAAAAATATTTTGTTGACTAATGATAATAATTTTTTTGGTAAACTATTGTCTTTTTTTTAAATTAGAATTGAAACTTATTGATTGTGATAGAAGATCGAAAAGAACATGAGCAAACGACCTCCTGATGAAGAAGAAAAAGAAGAAAGCTATGATGTTGATGTGTTTGGAAATCCAACAAATTTTCGTGGGACTCAGCGTCGTGGGACTCAGCGTCCAAGAATTGAGAACCCATTTGATAACTCGGGGTTGGGTTTTCCAGCACCAGCACCAGCCCCGATATCCCAAGAAACAAGTCCATACCCAATAACTCAGCAAGTACAAGATTATACAGAAGGTTTGTTTAGAAATCTTCCATTCGCGCCTGCAGCGAGAGTCCCAGATCCTCCTCAGGAGACAGACCCAGTTCGCATAACCCAAACTGATGTGTTGGGAACTCCAATAGATGATGTTCGACAGGTTCCTCCACCATTTGATGGCATGGGTTTTTCAGTTTCAGACCCGAGAGCCCAGATATCCGTAGGAACATCTCCATACACACAAGCTCAGCAAGCACAAGATTGGAGACGAAGATTCACCAGAGATCTTTTTGGAAGTAACCCGATAGCCGAGATATCCGTAGGATCATCTCCATACACACCAGCTGAGCAAGGACGAGATTTAAGAGATAGTTATTTAAGTTATATAAGAAGTCTTTTTGGAACTTACCCAGGAGGTCTTCCTGCCCAGCGTGAAGAGACAGGCCCAGTTCCCCCGTCTCCCTCACCAGGCTTAATTGCTCGAGGTGATAATGAACGTCAATTAGCACTCGATTTTTTAAGTCAATTAAGTGAGAGGAATTATCGATATTTTCAGGACTATATTCGAAGGCAACAAGAATATGCTGAATCTATCAGCATTCAAGGGCGAATTGATGCTATAAGTAGTCAGCAAGATCCCATCATCGACCCAAATATTGCAAGACAAGCAGGATCGAATCTGTTAAGGATGATTGTAATTTCAACGACAACTGGCGCAAGTAACTATCTTGGCGATTTCTTTCAACTTTTAATCGAACAAGCGAATACACTTAGAATAACGTTTACAGAAGGTGGTAGTCAACTTGCCACTGTTGCGGGGAATCAAATGACATCGTTTAATACGTTTATAGATGCAAATCGTCAGGAAATAGTCAATTTGTATACAGAGGTTATGACGGGTGCTATCACGGGAGGCAACAGATTTGCGGACCAGATATGGCAAATAGTTATGGGGATTTTGAGAGGAATACCCACTTTCTCAGATTTACCTTATATTTATCGACTATATATAGTCCAATTTTTACTTATTGGCGTTTTAAGTTTGTACGTAGCATATGCTCGATACCCCGAATTACGGGAACGACTGCATACTGGTATTGCAGATGGTCAAGGCGCGTTTGCTGCTGGTGCACAACGAGGTCGAGACTTGATTGCTGCTGGTGCACAACGAGGTCGAGACTTGATTGCTGCTGGTGCACAACGAGGTCGAGACTTGATTGCTACTGGTGCAGAACGAGGTCGAGACTTGATTGCTGCTGGTGCAGAACGAGGTCGACACGTGATTGCTGCTGGTCTAGACAGAAGTCAAGAAACAATAGATGCTGTTCAGCAAGTCGTCACTAATATACGAGGTGCAATCGGAACGTTTATTGCGACTAGTAGACAATGGATTGGAGATTTACAACAACAATTTCATATTGAAGGCGGACTACGATTGATAGCAGGACTAGCAGGACTAGCAGGAGGAGGAGGAGGACAAGGAGTCCCAGGAGGAGCAGCTATCGGAGGAGGAGTCCCAGGAGGAGCAGCTATAGGAGGAGGACCCCCAGTAGCCCCAGTAGTCCAAGGACCCGCTCCAGTAGTCCCAGTAGTCCCTGGACCCGCTCCAGCAGTCCAAGGACCCGCTGCAGAAGTTGTTACAACATCTTCGTTAGGATCAGGAAGTGGAATACCACCACCTCATGGAGGATCGCGAATGAAACGTAGGAAATCCCGACGTCGAAAATCAAGAGCGCGTACAAACAAACGTTATCGTCGTCGTTTCACTCGCCGTTATTCTTTTTAACAATTTCCTGCATGCGCTAAATCCCGAGAAGGTACTCCTCCTCGGACCCAACCATCTGAAGCAACAGACTCTACCGTATATGCAGGATTTCCCATTCGCTCTTTTACACTAGGAATCATGGGCGTTGTCGTGTAATTCATATAGGTCTTCTCCCCCAGCTTATTGATACTTCGTCGATTGGTAATCATCTCTCCCTGTTGCAGCTGCGCTTCCATCACAGGATCCACCGATCCACGTCCCAAGTACGGAACCGTTACAAACGGTCGTTGGTACAAATCTACTTTTGTCGGAGGTTTGGTCTGATAACTTCCAATGGTCATTTTCGAATCCTCGTCCACCAAACATCCACTTTCCCCCACCCGACTGACACCACTATAATTGACGCATGGTTGAGATGTCGCCAATCGAATAGTACCACTCATTGTACAGTCTTGCGCAAAATAATTCATCAATGTATAATTGCATGCATTCATATTCTGAATCGATTCTTGATCCAAGTACGTACTATCATTGCCGATGCGGCTAAGATTATCGAATGTGTATGGAGTTTCCATGAGCAAAAATAAAACAATTTTGCAATCGATAAAAAAATGATTGTGATTTTTTTTTGCTTTTCTCCTTTCAAAACTTTTGTTTTGCTTTTTTCTCTTTTTGACGAAATGGAAAAGAAATTTATTTTCCCATCTCTTCTTCTAATTTTCATGTTTTAATACAAGTTATACCGTGGATTATTTTGCATGAGTGCCAAAGGATTCGCTTCTTTGGAAGAAATCATCCCTCCGTAACACCAATGGGCAAAAGCAGCCTGATTGTTTTCTACTCTTGAGTTGGCCGTCGCATAAAATTGCCGTTGACTTTGCTCAAACTCAAATTCTTCCCCCATAGATCCAAATAGCTGCTTGTTCGTAGAATGGATTCCAGGATTAAGGGTCTGAATCATCCGTTTGGTATTCTTGTTGATGGTTTCTTCCACCTGAGGATTGAAGGAGGGAGGGGCGGCTTTTCGATTCGGGGTTTCACTAATTTGATTGATCAAAACATTCCCTAAAGGATTCTTGCGATCGCTGGGATGAAAGTCTTTCTTCATATATGTTTGCAATGTCGCTGGATTCAAGATTTTTGTCTGCTCATGTTCAATCTTTTTCATTTGCTTGTCAAGAAAGCGTTGGTAGTCCTGGGTAACATAACCATTGAATATATCATTTTCAGAATTGACGGAATATTGACCTGGTGGTTGTTTTTGATTGCGAGACGTCATCCCTTCTTTGCAACTTGTGGAAGAAAAATAAACAAAGCAAACTATAATAAGCGACAAAAGGCCACAGATGAGAGCCGAGAATTCCATAGTGATGAAAAATGCGAAAAGCGTGACCAAAATCAAAAGACGTGTCAAAACATTCATCTTTTGTTCATATGTCATTGTTGTCGAGGGGACCAGGTCGATTTGCTGAACTAAAATGATGGGATTATTCAGCCAAAATACGCTAGAGGTCGATGACGGTGGTGGTGGCGGTGATGGCGCTGGGGTGGGTGATGAAGAAGGAGGGGGAGGAGGAGAAGAAGGAGAAGAAGAAGAAGAAGGGGGCGAGGCTGGAGGGGAAGAGGATGAAGTGATGGGGTTCGAACCCCCTCCTGAAGAGGACGAGGCAATAGCGGTGCTGCCCCCTGCCCCTCCTGCATTTGCGCTCGCGACCCCAGAAGAAGAGCTGGAAATCCCCGCCCCATTAGTATAAGCGAACCCCTTGGACAACGCCATACTCATTGTATTTGTTCCCGATCCCACATCTCCCCCAGTAAGTAAATAACTTTGCATGGTGTCCGTCATTTTTTTCCCAATTCTTTCACTTATTCTTTTGATAAAGGGTTTTTAAAAGATATGACGACAGAAAAAAAGCAAATTTCTCTACCAATCATTCTTTATTTTTTTTTAGACACAGAACTCTTTTTGCTTGAAGAAGTGGACGATACCTGAAACATTTGTACTAATTCTTCATCGCTAAGAGGAGGATTCGCCATGGAGCCACACGGAACGGACGTCTGTTGTTCAGCGATCTTCTTTTCCTCTTTTTTCCGTATTCTTTCCAACATTTGCAATTGCTTCATGCGTCGACGAAGATCGTTTTGGGAAACATTGGGATGCGTTTCTGTTTGTGGTCGTGGACGTTCTTGCCCCTTCCCCGACGCTTCCCTTGGTGCTCCCGCCGATCCTGCCATCTTGTTCATCATGGACTGCAAATTGGCCATGCCAGGCATATTTTGAATCTTTCCTAAAATATTGGTTGCCTCATTCATAAGTTCGGATTGATCCACATTGCCATCTCGCAATCTTTCGTCTAATTTTGAGGACACGCTCTTCATGATATTCATGAGTTTGTCGGGCTTCTGGAAAAGGCGCTTCATGATATCGCTGGGATCTTGTATGTCCGCCATTTCACCCGCCAAGTCTGCTTCTAAATGCTGACTTGTTTCTCCAGCGATTTCTTTGGCTAATTCCCCCAATTTGCCGTCGAGAAATCCTCCAAACAGGTCGGGAAGTTCAGGGAGCTCTGAATCATTTTGCTGGTTGGAAGGGGGCGGTTGGGTGGGCGATTCTTGCGTCTGCTCTCTCTCTTCCTCTTCCCTGGGGGATTCTGTAGTATTGGTCGCCGCCGAGGATGATATCAAGAGGGACTGAAGACTTAAAATGGTTTCCTGCATTTTCTCCTGAAATTCTTGGCTCTGGAAGAGATCGTCCAATCCCGCGGAAGTCTTGGCATTCTCTGTCGACGATGCTGAGGGAACTCCTGATTGCACAACACACACCAAAATCATTTTTAGATATTTCCAAATAGTTTCTCGAGACGGATCGGTTAGACCTTCGCAATGCCACAAATATTTGAAACTAATGCCTGGTAAAAACTCGGTTGAGTACGTTTTGTCTTTGGAAAACATGTCTGCGTTTTGAGAAACAATTTCCATAAATCGATCGGGAAATACCAAAGCGCAGTGTTGGAATAATGCCCGTAGATGGGAATCCGCCCCTTCTACTTGTCTTTCTTCTTCAATGTCCCCCCACCATTGTGATATCACCATTTTGTACTCGGGAAAGGTCTCTTGGATATCGCTGACAAAGGATTTCAAAATGTTGAAAAACTCTGCAGGAATAGGAATTTCGGTCACCTGTTCGGTTTCTAATTCGAGGGTATCTGCTTCCAAATCATGCATGTCGACTTGTAAGTCTTCGACCCCAACATCTTCCCATTCTAAATCGAATTCACTCATGGAATGAATGAAAAACGAAAAACGAAAAACGAAAAACGAAAAACGAAAAACGAAAACCGAAAAAGTAAAAAAAAATGAGAGGAACTAGAGAAAGAGAGTAATGAAGAAAAAAAATGTACCTATGCATGATTCATCCACCTTTAAATGAGTAATTTGAACTTATTCTCGCCGCCCTTCAAAATACATCTCTGCCAATTTTTTGAGATTTTGCAAATATTTCATCGTTTTGGCACGATCCGAATCTCCCATTCGTTTGATTGGATCTCGTAGGCGGTCGATTCCTTCAATCACTTTGTCAGGATTGTCGATGTTCGTCAAGTCTAGCGTATAATCTTTGTCCATGAAAAAATGAATGTCTCCCTCATCAATCTTATCCTTGTATTTTTCCACGACATATTGATACCAGATTCCAATCAAAAGTTTTGGGTTTGCTTTTCTTAACATTTTGAATTTTTGCTGACTGCTCAAAATATCGACATCGTCGGGGAAAATCCGAAGCAAATCTTCCATAAATTCGTCGAAATGGTTATTGAAACCCGCTAAAATAGAAGATTTTGCCATGGGGGAGAAAAAATAAACGGAAAAATGGAATCAATATGTTTTGTTTTTGGAATCGGAAATTGTCGAAATTCGGGCGAGGTAAAAATGGTCTATCTTTGTCTGCATTTCTTCAAATTGTTTTTTCTTTATGTTCCTCGACGCGCCACAGTCTGATGGGCGATGCTGGCCATTTCTTGTTCCCGCATCTCTTGCAATTTTTCCACTGTTAGATCTTGCGATAATTTCCCAGCCACCTTTTTGAAGTCGGGGTTGTTTTCGTCGGGCGTGTTACTGATTTGATCAATATAATGAGTAGGGACGTAGCTATGCATTTGGCGCATCCCGCCATTTCCTTGCGCATTGAGTTCCTCTGCATTTTGGTCCAAAAAGCTAAACTGGTCGCTCACGATTCCGTAAACGCTTCCCGCTCCTCCCGATAATCCAAACGAAAAGGCGTTGGGCTCCATATTTTGTTGCGTCGCTTGTCGTTGAACTGCTTCTTGACGAGGGCGCAGATAGCCGTATATTTCTTCGCCATAAACTACTCGGAATCCTTCATTCAGAAGCATGAGCGCAGGAACTCGAACAACGACTTCGGGCAATAAGATCTGTTGTCCGTTTTCCAAAAGAATCATGGTTTTCCCTTCTTTTGTCGTGTATCGATTGTCAATGCATACAAAGTGAATATCATTTTTCACTGTCGATTTGGCAACTTGATGAAGAAGTTTCTTGGAATGTTCGCAATAATTGCTGTAGTAAAGAACCGTGGCCATTTGGAAGATTGTAGGGGGAGGAGGGAGGAGGAAGGAGGGAGGAGGGAGGAGGAAGGAGGAAGGAGGGAGGAGGAAGGAGGGAGGAGGAAGGAGGGAGGAGGAAGGAGGAAGGAGGAAGGAGGAAGGAGGGAGGAGGAAGGAGGGAGAAAAATAATCCTTGAAAGTGAAATCTTCCTCTAAATTGTCTTTTTGAGGTCGTTGAATCAATTTTGATACTTTCAATTTTACGCGGAACGGAACCCATGGAGTTTCAAAAATGAAAAAATGGCATTTTCCCACGAGTTTCAAAAACTTTTCTTCAGTAATTAAGTAAAAATAATTCGACAAAACACAAAATTTTGATATTTGAAATTTTATTAAACAAAATTCAGGCAAAAGTTTTGAAAAAAAAATAAATGTCATGGGAAACACAAGAGCTTGCTCATGCCATCTCCGTTGAGTTTCCCAAATACGGAATGGGTAGCGTTACTACCGAGTTTATTGAATCCAATTTGAATTGGCATATGATGAGTAAATTGACCGAATGTTTTGAGACGGATCCATTAAGAGGTCTCTTGGCCGCCAAAAATATGATGCATCTATTGGTCAATGTCATGGTAGTCAACTGGTCTTTGCAAGAAGGGGACTATGAATCCAATCTTCAAGAATTTTATTACTATTTGAGCAGATTTTTGGATACTACAGCAAATGAATCTCAATTCGGAGGAGGAGGAAGAGGAAGAGGAACACGACGAAGAAGAAACCAACGTGCTAGTCGGAAAGAAGGAAAAGGAAGAAGAAGTGGAGGTCGTGGAGGAAAGACCCGAGGTCGCCGCCAGGTAGGTGGGGGAGGCAAAGGAGCAATATGGCTCCTCGTACTTCTCATTATCAATTTTGTCAACAGTTTCCGTCCAGTGACGCAGACGAGTATGCCGTTTCCTAGTGACGGCTCTTCTCCAGCACCAATGCTGTCGATGATGACTACCGACAGGGAAGAAACTCCACTTCAACAGGTGAGCATGGATATCGCTCGAACCTTTCAACGGCAGCGATCGAAAATTTTGCATATCTTAGAGGGCGTCTCGAATTCCACTCGATCCGTTGTTTCTACAGGTGCCTTTATTCATGACAATAGATATGAAATACTGGAGACGCTAGGAATGACGGGAGCTCTTGTTTGGTCTTTTTTCAACTCCAATAATACTTTCTCATCGATCGATACGCCGTCCAAAAGACCAAAGACAAGTACATTAAAGGATTTCGGAAACGTGTATCGGCATATACCATTCTTCACTGGATTCTCAGGAGGGATAGCGCATTCATTGTTTGGACTCGATGGGCAAATGGTCCAGCGACACGGTTTACCCAAGTATTTTGATGCTCTGGGAATAAGCAGTCAGCACAAGCCTAATTCCAGTTATGCAGTTGCCCATGTAATTAGGTTCATTAAAACTCAAGAGATTGTTGGTCGTATTGTAGGCAAGCTAGTGGGATCGCCAAGGACGGGAGTAATGGTTGACGATCTCATCAATCTGATTGATTATTACACTTTTTCGAATCAAGATTTTTTGAAAGCTCTTCCCATTGTCAAGGGCTATTTTGGTAAGGACGATATTATTCACATAGTTGTCTCTAAAATTCATGATACAGTTCAATTTATCGACAACAACGTCGATACTTTTCTAACTGTGCGTAGAAAATTGCTCCCTCCCGTCTTGGCGGTCAAACGATTCAAAGAGTCTGCTGAGAAAAACATCAGAACTTCTCTTCGCTTGCCATTAGAGGAGAGGGAAGATTCGTCGTCAGCGATCACGCAAAGACCCGTCAGCAGATTGCGCCTCCCTTCTACTACCCCCGACAGGACATTATCGGAGACTCCCATTCCCGCACAGCAAGTTCTCGAGCAAATTAATAATATTGCACCTAAATTGCTCGTTTTGCATGAGATTGCTATTCGCTTAATCACGGAACGCGGATTATCGCGGGAACGATGATTTTTTTTTCTCAAGTTAATTTCGTCCACAATTTTTGATTAAACGGGGAGACCAAAATGGAGGGCAGTATGGATTTATAATAATCGACCCTGGCCTGCATCATTAGATCTTCGTCACTCATTGGATAATAAGGTTCGGTCGCCATCATTTGTTCTTCCTTTGTCGTAATCTCTGGCTTATAGCCATAACAATTGACACCAAAACGGACATTGGGATTAGCAATGTAGCCTCCGTTGATACCTGGTCGTCCACAATCGTTTTCATGCCCCTTGATCTTTTGTAAGTCGGCAAACGTCTTTTTTTGGGTCGGATAATAGGCCATCTGCCCCTCGGACCATCCGTAACTGCACCATTCAGCACCGTCATTATAGGCGTTTTCTAATTCGTCGTAATTGGCCAGACGAGCACCATAAGCTTTGCAGACGGCTGCAGCATTATCATAAGAGTATCGATTGTCTGGGATATTAAAGACTTGCTTTTTGTATTTGATTTCGGGGACTACGTTTTGATTCATGGATTGATCAACAACATCGTTTTGAACATCGGCTTGAATATTTCCTTGCAAGACGGGACTGCCGCCCCAATTTCCCAATCCGATAGAGGAACTCAGCTTGATGTTAAAAAATTCAGAAAGAACGCGATTAAAAATCATTAATGCCAAGATGGCAACAATGGCTACGATGGCGATCATGTACCATTCCATCTCAAAAGATCAATAAAAAAAAGAGAATCCGAAGGGGAAGGGGAGGGGGGTGGGGCAAAGAAGAATCTGAATGGAGAATTGGTTATCCAAAATAAAAAAAAATAGTTTATATTCGTCATTTATTTTTTACATTAGATTGAATTCTTTTTTTGATTCATCTCGCCCGCTCCCCCCTTCCCCCCTCGCCCCCCCCCCTCCCTCCCCACTCTCTGATCGAACAAAAGAATGAAAATGGAAACGATTATTTTTCTCGGCACTATTTTGATAGTTGTCAACATTTATTACAATGGCCATCTAGAAACTTTGTTTTGGCAAAACAAAAAATATTTGCAAATCGCCTTCTTTTTATTGTTAGGATTTTCTCTTTATTTGATGTTGAAGCGCGATCCAGTTCAAACAAGAAGAGTCCTGTTTCATGCAAACAATCTTGTCAAGCATTTGCCGATTGAAAGAGCAAATATGGATCAATGGTCGCCTGTTTTAGATTTCACTCATCCCCGCAAAAGTCGTGGGGAAAGGGACGATACGGAAGACACAGACAGACTAGGAGGATCTCATTTTATGCAGGAATTTCAAAGCTATTTGACGAGTGTTGGCGATGCGGTGAGAGGTACAGACAATCTTCCTCCGTTGCCCGAATCTACGACATCCCCAAAAAGCCAAGCCGTTCTCGACAAACGAGTTCTCAATCCTACCCGAGGAAACAAACGATCTGTTAGCGAAACCAAAAAGAAGTTTGTAGCCGCCAATCAAAACTGGGCTTGTGGATCCTGCAATCAGATGTTGAATGCGTGGTTTGAAGTCGACCATAAACGTCGTCTCGACCAAGGAGGAACCAATGATGTCAGTAATCTTGTTGCTCTCTGCCGAGAATGCCATGGACGCAAAACTGCCATGGAAAACTTTTAATTTTTTTTGTTTTTTTTGTTTTTTTTGTTTTTTTTGTTTTTTTTT